CTCTGCAACTGCTAGAGCATCCATGTTATTATCACCCTCTAATTTCTGGTTAGCGGCGGCGGCGGCGAGTTCATCAGTCTGCCACTCAAACAACGTGTTGTCACAAGACCCTTTGCCCACGCTTGACATAAACGGCGTGTCCATCGGGCTAATATTATAAATGATATTACTTAGGTCTTCTCTAATGCCTACGGCACTAAAAGTAGTCCTAGTATTTGCTGCAATTGCCATAAATGACTCCTTTGTTAAAGTTCTACATAATCCTCAAACAGACTAGCGGCATCTTCCGCTCTTCCTGTCTGTTTAAGACGTTTCATTGAGGCAATACGTTTTGATTTGGCATCAGATTTCTTAGTAGAACCTTTGCCAGACCTGACAACTTTGGGTTTGTTTTTTAACTTTTTCGCTTTAACATCTGAGTTCTGCAAGGCGTCATACTTTTGAGCCTTCATTAGAACGATTAGCGATCTATGGTCGATTAGTTGTTTTAGTTCTTCTTTAGTGAATCCCTGATTAACAGCGTATGAAGAAAGTTCAGATGCCATCTGATTACGTTTTTCTGTATCATTCCATTCAGGCACAGCCGCTACTAACTTTTGGTGTTCTTCCTGAACGGCCAGTTGACGTAACTTGGCTGTTTCTTGCTGTTGCTTTTGAGCGG